ATTCAGCGATATTGACCGACTCTCCCGGTTTAGACCCCTGTACCGGGAGGGTCACCCAAAGAAAAGGAAAATGAAATGGCATCAGTAATTACAGTTGCAGAACTTAGAGCAGCTTTAGGTGGCATATCATCAAGCCTTTATTCAGATGTTGTTTTAACAGATATTATTGATTCAAGTGAAGCCGTTGTTGGTTCAATGCTTGTGCAATGGAATGCACCAATTAACCAACACAAATATACAAGTGCAACAAAGGCATGGCTAAGAACAACAATTCCACACAAATTTTATGTAGGACAAACAGTAGTTCATTCAGGTGTTGAAGCAAGAATTAATGGTTCAAAAACAGTTTTAACAGTAGAAGATGCTTACACTTACACAATCACAGTTGCAGGTGCAACAGTTGCTGATTGGAGATTCACCATTCCTTCAGGTACGGCCGCAGCTAATGATTTAACACAATACGATTCAGTTTCAGAAGTTGAAGAAGCTGTGCTGGCTGTAGCAATTGATATCTTTCAATCAAGAGTTGCTCCAGGTGGAGTGCAACAAGGATTAGAATTTACTCCAGCACCCTACAAAATGGGCGTTGCTTTAATTCGAAAAGTGCGAGGCCTTTTAGGTAAACACATTGACGTTGAAAGTGTCATTGGCTAATGGCAACAATTCAATCATTACGAGATGGCCTTGAATCAGCCATTACCTCAAATACAATTTATTCAGTTTATGACCATGTACCTGAAACAGTATTACCTCCAGCAGTTTGTTTAATATCAGGTGACCCATGGTTCGAAATTGCAACCATTGGAAGCACCCCAACATTTTATGCAAGATACACCCTGGAAGTCATTGCACAAGCAATAAGTAATCCAGGAAGTTTAGCAAATTTAGAGACAATGATTCAAACAATTTTGCCTCTAATACCAAACACTTGGCAGATACTTTCAGTAAGTAGCCCAAGAATCAAAACGACTAACACAACTGATGTTCTTGCAGCAGAAGTGCAAGTTAGAACAATCTGGAATCCTTAAAGGAGGAGACATAGCATGCCAACAACAGTATTAACCGGGAGAGGCGTAGCTTTAACTTATGCCACTGTTAACTATGACGACCAACTCGTCAGCGCAACAGTAACCCTAGATGATGCGACAGCAACATTACAAACACTCAATGGATTAGTTGACTACACAGTTGACAATGAAATCGGTACTCTCGATTTAGAAATTATCCAAGATTGGGGTGCAGCAACTTCACTATGTGACACCATGTGGGGCGATGCTGACACAGCACCAACAACAACAAAAACAGTAACAGTTGCTCTTGGTGGAAAAACAATTACATGTACTGTATTACCAAAACGTCCTAACTTTGGTGGTTCAGCACCGGATGCATTGACAACAACAGTTTCATTGCCAATCCGTTCAGTAAGCAAAGCATAATCGGGAAACAGGGGTCACCTAATGTTTAAAGTTAAAATGGAATGGGAATTGACTAATGGCAAAAAATACGAGTCATGGACAATTCCATGGGAAATTGCACAAGCTGAAAAAGACACTGGCCAAACTTTGTTCAGTGTTATCAAAAACGAACAACCACCAACACTTGACCAACAATTCAGGCTTTGCTATCAAATGCAAAAACGCCTTGATGATAAACCAGTTGGCACATTTGAAAATTGGCGACAAAGCGTTGTTCACATCTTTGCAAGAGACTTTGAGGCAACAAATTTTACCCATCCGGAAGCATCAACAGATATCTGATAGAACTGGCCGTAGTTTCGCGCCAGCCATTGTCAGAGTTCAAGACGCTTTCGGCAGAGCAAATATCAACAATTGCAGAAGTTGTGAGGGTCATGAATAATGGCTGAAAAAAAGAACACATTTGGTTTTGATGTAATTGATAAAGATATCTATGCTGTGCTTCGAACATTTAAAGCAATGGACAAAATTGCCAGTGAAGATTTAAGAAAAGTTGCAACTGAACTAGCTCAAGAAGCAGCAGATGCGATTAAGAATGCAGCAAGTTTTAATGGCCGTCAAGCATCAGCTTTAGCTTCAACAGTTAAAGTTGCAAGAGATAGAGTTCCAAAAATTAACATTGGTGGAGAACAATCAATTACCTCATCAGGTGCTAAAGCTGGAGATATTTTGATTGGTGCAGAATTTGGTTCTTATAGGTACAAACAATTTCCAACACGTTCACCACAATCACCAACTGGTAGAGGTAACTTAGGTTATTTCATATTTCCAACACTTAAAATGATGCAACCTAGAATAAAAGAAAAATGGGTTCAAGGTATTGATAAGATAAGAGAAGAATGGAAAGGAAGGGCTGTCAGTGGCTGATATTAGAACACTCAAACTAGCTTTATTAGCTGACACAGCTCAATTCTCTTCCGGCATGAAAAAAGCCGGAGATGACACAGATGATTTTAATGCTAAAGTTGGAAATTTTGCTAAAGCAGCAGGAGCAGCATTCTTAGCCCTTGGTGCAGCAGCAGCTACAGCAGCCGTGAAAATTGGTGTTGATTCTGTTAAAGCAGCGATTGAAGATGAAAAGGCTCAAAGAAATCTAGCCAAAACTTTGGAAAACGTTATTGGTGCTACTCAAACACAAACTGATGAAGTTGAAAAATATATCACCAAACAATCATTGTCACTTGGAATATCTGACGACAAACTTAGACCTGCTTATGCCAGGTTGATTCGTTCAATTAAAGATACTGGGGAAACACAAAAAGCACTTAATCTTGCAATGGATATCAGTGCTGCTACAGGAAAAGATTTAGATTCAGTAGCTTCTGCATTAGGCAAGGCTTATGACGGCAATTCAGCTGCCCTTGGCAAACTTGGTTTAGGTATTGATTCAACCATTCTTAAATCCAAAGACATGGACAAGATTACAAAAGAACTTGGCAAAACATTCAGTGGATTTGCCGAACAAGAAGCAAACACACTTGAAGGACGATTTGCAAGAATATCAATTGCAATTAATGAAGCAAAAGAAACTTTAGGATACGCACTTCTTCCATTTATTGAAAGATTTGCAACATTTGTAACTGAAAAAGTATTACCAACACTAGATTCATTTGTTCAAGGATTAACAGGTGCTAAAGGCATCAAAAAAGCCGTTTATGATGCTGGAACAGGTGTTGTTTCATTCACAGATGACCTAGATGCTAATCAATCAGCAGGCTATGGTTTAGGTGCTGCATTCAATAACCTAGGCAAATCAATTGCGGAACTAAACTCAGCTCTATTTGCTTCGTCAGGTGAGGGTTCAGGATTAGTTCAAATGATTAATGGACTAACAAAACTTACTAATTTGATATCAGACTTATTAGCACCATTTACAGCATTAATTGATTTAGGTAACAGATTTGCAGCCAGCCAATCACAAGTCAGAATTGATTTACCAGGTAATGCATCAGGATTAAGTTTCCCATCCAAACCATCTGGTTCAACAGGCACAACAGTTAACGTGAATGTTTCAGGTGCAGTTGACAAAGTATCAACAGCTAGAACAGTTGTCAGTGCAGTTAATTCAGCAGCTAGACAAGGAACAGTTAACAAACTATCTCAATCAGCTTTGGGCATTGGCATTCGTTAACTATGCCATGGACTCCTGATGCTGTTGTCAAAATCAATGGAACAGCAGTAACCAACTACACCCTAGAAGGTGTCAACATTTCAATGGGACGTGAAACCATTGACCAGCAATCACAAGCAGGATATGCCAGGATATCTTTTAAAGATTATCCTCAAACCTCAGTTGCCATTAATGACACAATTATCGTTCAAATCAAAAATTATGCTGGAACTCTTGTAACAATTTACACCGGATATGTGACAGATATTCAAGCTTCAGTTTTGGACGCAGGTGGCACAAATGTGGTTTATGTAACTGACATTATTTGCACAGGTGCTTTATCAAAACTGGCAAACAAGGAAGTTAACACAGCCGGTTATTCAGAAGAAAAAGATGGCACAAGAATGCTGAATGTTATTACAGAAGCATTTGGTACAAAATGGTCACAATTACCTGCTACACAAATTTGGACAGATTACACAACCGAAACCTGGAATGACCTACTTGGTGTTGCAACTACCTATATTGACACCCCGGGAACTTACACACTTTTTGCTGCTACAGCATATGCACAAAATGGTTACGATTATGCAGCCGTAGTAGCTGATTCAGGCCTAGGCCAATTATATGAGCGCACTGATGGCAACTTGGGTTATTCAGATTTAGATGCCAGAGCAACTTATGTTAAAACCAATGGTTTTACAGATATCTCAAAGAATTACATTCTTGCTGATGGCATAGCTGTTCTTACCTCAAGGAACAATTTAATCAATGATGCAATAGTTACTTACGGCAATCCAACAGCCACAAGTGAAACCATTGATGCGACATCAATTGATTTGTACGGCAAGATTGCAGCAAACACGACAACATATTTAAAGAACTCTGCTGATGCTGATACTTATGGGGCAAGACAAGTTTTGTTAAATGCTTACCCTAACCCTGTCATTTCAGGTATTGGTATACAGATTGATGCACCAACAATGTCAAGTGGACTTCTCAACAGCTTAATTAACGTGTTCTTTGGAATGCCAATCTCAATTCCTGATATTCCTAGCCTGTTGTACCCAACAGATTTCTTTGGATACATTGAGGGATGGAATTGGACAATCAACAGGTTCACAGCACGCCTTGATTTGAACGTCTCAGATTTTGCTTATAGTGCTGTTCCTGTGGCGTGGCAAGATGTTTACGTTGGCGAAACATGGGATACACTAGACCCAGACCTGCAATGGCAAAACGCACTTTTAGGAGTTAATTAGATAATGCCAACAACCACAAAAATGGGAATTGTTTATCCATCATCCACAGATTTAGTTAAAGATGGTGCAACCAACATGGGCACAATTGCAACCACAGTTGATGCCAAAACAGGAATGGTTTTAGTTAACACAACTAACATGAGTGGAGTTGCTTCTCAATCTGTAAATAGTGTTTTTACTTCTGCTTTTGAAAATTATAGAATTGTTTTTGATTTGAGTAATGGTGATGGAAGCGTTACATTAAAATTGCGTGCTTCTGGAACAGATACTACAACAAATTATGATTATTTGACAATTTATGGTTTGGTTGGAACAGGATTTCAAATTGCATCAAATGCTTTGGGAACTGATGAATTTTATTTATTTAATATGACAACTGCAATTGATGGTTCAGGAACAGGTTATATTGATGTTTTTAATCCTAATGTTGCTTTTCCAACAAGCGTGGTTTCTGATAATTTTGGTGCTTCAGGTGGTGCTATATATTGGTACAAAACATATGGTCGTCAAACTGCAAGCACACAATTTGATGGATTTACCATTGCAGACAATGGCACTGGCTTAACCGGTGCTGTTAGAACTTATGGATATAACCAATAGGAGACATGAATAATGGTTAAAACAAAAGAAGGACAAATTTTTATTGGGATAGATGACCAAGTTATTGAATTAACCGGTGCAGACAAAGAAGCATTTATTGTTGAAAGAAATTTTAAAATTGAACGAACTGCACAATTTAAAACACAACAATTAGCCAAACAAGATGCTCGTGAATCTGCTTTAAAAAAACTTGCCGACATAGCTGGCTTAACTAAAGAAGAATTAGCAAGTATCTTATGACCAACTTAAAAGCAATTGCAGCATCATGGGGACGTTCATTTTTAGCAGCATCAATAGCTTGTTATTTAGCTGGAGTAACAGACCCTAAAGCGTTATTTGGTGCTGGATTAGCTGCAGTGCTTCCTGTAATTTTACGTTGGTTAAATCCATCTGATTATTCTTTTGGCAATATAAACGTCAAAGAAAATGACGAACACTAAATTCTGGTCTGGTCGCGATGCTGCCACCTGGATGGCTGTAGCTCATCAAGCTGGTCGAAGAGGCGTTAAAGGCATGTGCCTTAAGACATGTCGTGAAGCTTGGAAAATCCCTGCAAAATACCCATCAGCAATTGTTGCTTGGAATAATACGCCTGCAAAACATAAACATTTAGACCCAATGAAAGCACCACTAGGGGCAACTCATTTCTGGAAAGGTGGCAAATTTGGACATATTGCTATTCAATCTGATAAACCTGGTTATGTTTGGAGTACTGATTTACCTGTCAAAGACACGATAGGCAAAATTTATTACACAGGCGTGACAGATGCCTGGGGTTCAAAGTATCTTGGTTGGACAACACAATTGAATGGGGTTGATTTGAATGTCTGATGAAAAAGTCGAAATTCCTGATGTTTTTGGTGATGCTTTAATTAACGTCATGAATTTTGTTCATAGAGAACAAGAGCTTGTCACAGGGTTTGTTGTTTTACTTGAAACTTATGATGGCAAGAAAAAGAAAATGAGAACTGTTGTTTCACCTGATATGCCTGAATATCAAGTATTTGGGATGATTAATTTTGCCAATGAAACTTTTGCTTATGCCGACTCACCGGACGATGATGAAGATTTTGATTCCGATGATTATGACCCTGATTGGTATAAACGCCAATGAGTGTGAATGAAATAACAGCAATTATTGGTTGTTGCATGACTATAATTGTGATGATGATTCGCCTAGTGGCACTCCAAACAAAAATCAAACAAACATTGTTCCCTAATGGTGGGTCATCACTTATGGATAAAGTTAATGATATGAAACTTGAAATGACAAAATTACAAACAAAAACTGATATGATTTGGAGTGACGTAATAGACCTTAAGAAAAAGAGGTAATTATTAAACGTTATTTAGTTTTACCGGATTTACAAATCCCATTCCATCATAAACGCAATGTTGAACGTGTATTAGATTATATTTGGGAATCAAAAATTGATGGCATATTCTGTGTAGGAGATGAAATAGATGTTGCTGAACTTGGTGCTTTTAACAAAGGAACGCGCAAAGAATTTGAGGGAACTCTTCAAAAGAATTTTAATCTTACTCATTCCATTCTTGCTGACTTTCGTGAAGCTTTGGGTTCAAAGAAGAAGCCGTTTGTTTTACAACGTTCTAATCATTCTCAAAGAATTGAAAAATACATTTACAAGAATGCGCCAGCTTTTGAATCTGTAACAGCTCTTCGGATTGAAAATCTTTTGGGATTGAACAAGTTAGGAATAACCTATCAACGCTCAATGGACTTTATTGCCCCAGGCGTAATCATGGGTCACGGCGATGAGGGAAGGCTATATACCCAGGCAGGGCTCACAGGTCTAAATTTGGCACTTAGAACGGGTCAGAACGTGGTTTGTGGTCACACCCACAGGCAAGGCATTTCAAAGGCTTCTAGGGGCTTTGGTGGCCGTTTAAACACCATCTGGGGTATGGAGGTGGGTCATCTCATGGATTTGAACTCTAGTGGTGCAGGTTACATTAAAGAAAAAGCTGCAAATTGGCAGCAAGGGTTTGGGCTTTTGTATATACAAGGCAATCATGTCGTGCCTCAATTAATACCAATTAACTCAAAAGGAAAATTCATAGCTGATGGAAAAGAATGGTGAGTTGTTGTTGACTTCACCTCAAACTCATCCCTAGTATCACCACAGTAAGACAAACCAAAGGGGTGATTTATGGGATTCTTTAACATTGAAGATTACGAACCTGTTGCCGAAAGACTTGACAGGTTTTGGAAAACATTTAGTGACAATGGCAGGATTGAAACAGAACTAGTTTCACATGTCAATGGTCACTACATTGTAAAAGCAATTATTTGGGTTGGCGATAGACAAGTTGCAACGGGATTAGCTGATGAACACACAGAAGCAAAAGGCGTTAATTCACGCAATGCTCTTGAAAATGCAGAGAGTTCAGCAATCGGCAGAGCGCTTGCAAATTTCAATTTTCAACCTAAACGCAACGGACAAAACGTTGCAAACTTAAGACCATCAAGAGAAGAAATGGTTAAAGCTAACGTTGCTGAATCGTTAGGTGCATCTGAAGTGCCATATGTTGAAAAACCTGTTACTTATCTGAAACCTCGCAGGATTGCGACTCCGAAGATGTCTGGTTGGTTGCAACGCGAGTTGGCAAAGATATTGAAAGATACCAATCAACAAAATGCTTTCGTTCAATTTGCATCAAGGCGTAAAGATGCCCAGATTGTTCCGGAATCAAATATGACATTTGAAGAAGTTAAACCCCTATTAGATGATATTCAAGCAGGTCATCTTGGCGATAACATTAGTGCATGGTTACAGGGAATCCCAACCAGCCACGAAACTGCTGAAATACAAGCTGCTGGTGGAATGGAAGATGACCCATGGACATCACCGGCATTTTGATGGCAACAATATTAATGAGTTCACCAAACGATTTACCTGAGCCATGGAAATCCTTGGCAATGTGTGAATCAAGTTTAAACCCACAAGCAGTAAACAAAACCGGAAAATATCATGGCCTATTTCAATTTGATGATAGGTCGTGGAAATATGTGGGTGGCAAAGGAAAACCAAGCAGGGCAAGTGTAAGAGAGCAATTATTAAGAGCAAAAGCATTACAAGCAAAACAAGGCTGGAACGCCTGGCCTGAATGTTCAAAGAAAACAGGGTTAAGATGATTCAAACATTAGCAACAATTGCACAAGCAATACTGATGGCACTAGGTTTAGCATTCCTGGTACTACTATCTGTATCAACACGAATAAACCCAGACAAAGTCAAAAACCACAGATTCAAATACTGGGTCATGAAATGTGATATCTGTAATCTCGAAATGTACGGCTCAACTCAGGTATCATTAAATAAGACATTCATGTGGCATGTCACAAACAAACATGGAGATGCACAATGAGGCCTCAAGACAAAGCACATGACTACAAGTTTGCTAAAGCTTTACAAGAATCACTAGCTGCAGACATAGATAGAAAAAAAGACCTGTTCAAAGATGCAGCAGACGTTGAAACAGCTAAACGAATCATTAGGGGTCAAGAATGAGCAAATATGAGCGTTACGCTGCACGTCAAGCATCTGTCATTGCATCAATGGATAAACTCATTGCCAGATGTGTAAATTGTGGAAATTGGACATTTAACAAAAAGCATTGCACAGTATGCGCCAAAATTGTCAGGGGTAACAAGTAATGCCAACTTACATTTGGTGCAAAGTTTGTCATAAGTTGTTCAATAAAGAGATGCTGCATGAGGATTGTGACCCTCAAGTACCAGTAGTGCCAGAAGCTGTAAAGAAAACAATGGGACTATAGGTGAGTGCAAAGTTAGTAGGCTGGGCATTAGAACAAGACGGATTAGAACTACAAGAAAAGTTCCTTCTTGTTGTATTAGCTGACCATTTCAATGACCAAGAGGGCGCAGCATGGCCATCACAAGAACGCATCGCACGCATCATGAACGTCAGTGACAGACAAGTCAGACGAATACAAGTAGAACTAATCAACAAAGGCTTCCTTGAAGTAACTAAAAGACATGGCCAATCAAACATTTACAAGATGGTAGTACCGGACATAGATGTCCTGGTACCCCGGACACACACGTCCTATACCCCGGACACTGCTGTCCTACATAACTCTTATAGAACTCTTAAAGAACGTTATATCGGACAAGAAAAGAAAACAAAAATACCAGACAAATACAAACCTGAACCAATACCAAAAGATGTACTACAAGGCGAACAATTAACCAATGTAATTACAAACATAAAGAAGAACTTAAGGAAAGCACAATGAGTCGAGGAAGAGCATGGCGAAAGATACGCCAGCAAATACTATCCAGAGATAACCATGAGTGCCAATACTGTGGAGCACAAGCTACAACAGTTGACCATGTAATACCAGTAGCCAAAGGAGGAACAGATGAATCATCCAACCTGGCTGCAGCTTGTAGCAGATGCAACTACTCAAAGCATGACAAAGATGTTGAAACATTCATGATAGAACGAGCAGGCAAATCAAAACTACGCTCAAAGCGTTCAGTTTTTTGTGAGGCAGGATACCTAACCGACTCCTTCCCACGCCCTCTCTCCGAGGGCTTTAAAGATTTTGGGGTATTTACACCACCAAAAAATGAAAGGAATTTAAGTGCCTAGAGAACAAAATCAAAGGATTTTACCTAATTTGGAAAAGAGTGTCAATTACGCTCAAGAAAATGGTTGGATTACAGATGCCGATTTGGCAGGGGTGGCTCAAGCGTTTTGTTTGGCTGGTTTGTTAGATAACATTCCTGACTCCGAAGTTAAAGAAATAACAAATCTTTCAAGACAGTTACAAGTTGTGTTAGATAAATATGGTTTGAGTGTGTTTGGACGTGGCGAGCGTCCCGAGATTGCAAATGAGGTGACACCTCTTGACAAAATCCGTTCTGGTCGGATCATCCACCCCGAGAATCTCAACCACAATAACGAATCACCAAACTAAAGCTCAAGCTGTAGCTGATTTGGCTGATGCCATTGGCATGCCGTTGATGCCTTGGCAAAAGTTTGTTTTGGATGATTCTCTAAAACATGTCAATGACCAATATGTTCACAAAACTGTAGCTTGTTTGGTTAGCCGTCAAAACGGCAAGACTCATTTGCTTAGGATGAGAATTTTGGCTGGGTTATTTTTGTTTGATGAGCGTTTACAGATAGCCACAGCTCAAAACAGAGACGTTGCTTTGGAAACATTTAGGAATGTTGTTGAAATGATTGATGGTTATGAATGGTTGACCAAAAAAGTTAAACAAGTAACCAGGGCAAATGGTCGCGAAGAGATTGAATTAAAAAATGGCGCGCGCTACAAAATTATAGCACCAACACCGGGTGCAGCTAGAGGTTTAACAGCTAACACAGTTTATCTGGATGAAGCCAGGCAACATAAAACAACAGATGCTTTTGCAGCTCTTGCCTACACAATGCAAGCTGCCAAAAACCCTCAAATGTGGATTACATCAAACGCTGGAAGTGCTGACTCAATAGTTCTCAATCAACTTAAAGCTAGGGCATATCAAAAAATTGAAACAAATTCAGATGACGACATTGCCTGGTACGAATGGAGTGCTGAACCACATTTAAAACTTGGTGATAGAAAAGCATGGCAACAAGCAAACCCGGCACTTGGCTACACAATCACAGAAGATACTTTACAAGCTCGAATGGGTGACCCTTCAGAAATCATCCAAACTGAAATGTTATGCCAATGGGTTGACACTTTAAATAGCCCATGGCCACATGATGCTTGGCAAGGATGCATGCAACCAAACATGAAGCTAGATGCAGACCGACCAACCTGGATAGGTGTTGAAATATCACCTGAACGAACTTACTTTGCAATAGTAGGTTCACAAATGCTTGAAGATGGTTCAATTGCAGTAGGCCTAATGGACATGATGGATTCAGATAAAGCACTTGACGATTTAATGATTGCTGACAGAGTTGCTCAATGGTCAAAAACTTACAATGCTGAAAGTGTGTTATTAAACAGATTCAGTGGAGATTCAGTTGCAGCTAAACTACGTCAAGCAGGCATCAATGCAGAAGTGGTAGCTGGAACAAAATACTATCAAGCGTGTAATGAATCCCTGGGTGCAATGACAGGTGGGCGTTTGAGCCACGCCAATCAGCCGGAACTGACAGCATCTGTCATTGCATGTATAAAGAAAACAAATGACTCAGGTGTCTGGTATGTGATGAGAAGAAAACAATCCACAGCAGCAATTGCAATGATGTTAGCCATTCACAAAGCAACCGAAAGACAATCGGCCGGAGAAATAGACATTCAAATCGCTTAAACAAGCATTCAATGATGGAATAAATTAGATTAGTGTAATATGATACTTATACCATGGGACTTTTAACCAACTTTATTAAAGACCAAGCTGAAACTTCAATTGTTGATGCAGCAGCAGCACCTTATGTACTTCCAGATGGCAGCCAAACATTTTACAGCTATGGATTTAACCCACCAATTTCCAGACAAGAAGCAATGTCTGTTCCTGCAGTTTCAAGAGCACGTTCACTTATTTGTACAAGCATTGCAACATTGCCACGCGAAGTTTACCGCGAAATGGATGAAGCACACATTCCTGCACCATCAATCATTGCAAATCCAGACCCAAGAATGCCAGCATCAGTTGTTTATGCTTACACAGTTGAAGATTTATTATTTACAGGCAAAGCATATTGGCAAATACTTGAAATGGATAACACAACAGGTCGTCCAATATCAGCTCAATGGATTTCTTCTGACAGAGTATTTCAAAAATTAGATTACACATCAAAATTTGTAATTGGTTATCAAATTGATGGAATTGAAACACCAAGTTTTGGTGTTGGTTCATTGATACCATTTACCGGACTTGATGAAGGCATATTAAATCGCGCCGGGTTAACTTTACGTTCTGCTTTAGAACTTGAAAAAGCCAGTTACAGATTTGCACAAGAACCAACACCATCTGTTGTATTAAAATCATCTTTACCATTACCTAAAGAACGTGTCACAGCTCTTCTAAACACCTGGAAAACTTCAAGACAAAATCGTTCAACAGCATTCTTAAACGATTCGGTTGAAATGCAAAGCGTTGGATTCAACTCAGCAGAATTGCAACTTGTAGAGGCAAGACAACACTTAGTTTCAGAAGTAGCAAGACTCACAGGCATTCCAGAATGGTATTTAGGAGTCAATTCATCCGGAATGACTTATTCCAACGTAACATCAGAACGCAGAGCTTTAATTGACTTCTCATTAAAACCATTACTAACTGTTATTGAAGAACGACTATCAATGCCAGATATTTTGCCAAGAGGACAAAAAGCAAGATTTGATTTAGATGATTTCTTAAGAGGCAACCCTCTTGAGAGAGCAGAAATTTATTCCAAACTAGTCCCACTAGGAATAATGACAGTAGATGAAATTCGCAGAGAAGAGGATTTGGTTAAACCAATATGAAATTAACATTTCAATCAGAAGTTTTAACAGCATCAGTAAGTAAAAGAGAAATCACCGGACTAATTGTTCCATTTGGAAAAGTTGGTTCAACATCAATGGGTCAAGTCGTATTTGAACAAGGCTCACTAAACGTTTCAGGTGACATAAAGTTTTTATCAGAACACGACAACACAAAACCACTAGGCAGAATGATTGCACACAACGTCACACCAATCGGAATAGTTGCAACATTTAAACTAGCAAACACAACAACAGCAACAGACCATTTAATTGAAGCTTCAGAAGGTTTAAGAAGTGGTTTATCAGTAGGTGCAAACATTGACACCTATGAAAACAAAGATGGTGTTGTCCATGTAACAAAAGCAAACCTGGTTGAAGTATCACATGTTTCAAATCCAGCATTTGCCGAAGCACAAATCACAGATGTCGCTGCAACACAAGAAGTTGCAAGCGAAGAAGAAGTCGCTGCAAGCGCAGATGACCAAACAACAACCGAAAGTGAGGTCACTTCAATGGCAAACCCAGAAGAAGTAACTCCAGAGGTTCAAGAAGCTGCGCCACAAGTTGATGCAGCAGTTGAAGCCTCAAAAGCAGTTCACCCTGCAATCTTTACCAAACCTAGAAGCCCAATCACTTCTGCTGCTTCCTATTTGGAACACAAAGTTAAGGCATCTCTAGGAAACCAAGAATCAAACTTATTTGTTATGGCTGCTGATGACACATCATCAACCAACACTGGTTTAACTCTTGCTCCACACATGAATGAATTTGTAAGCACATCAATTGCTGGCCGTCCAACAATTGAAGCTTTAAGTTCAGGCGTATTGCCTGCAACTGGTCTTTCATTTACCATTCCTAAATTGACAGCAGTTCCAACTGTTGCCGATACTGATGAAGCAGCAGCTCCATCTGAAACAGGTATGACATCTGATTACCTAACTGTAAATGTTAATAAATTTGCAGGCCGTAATGAAATAAGTTTAGAACTGATAGAGCGTTCAGGTCCATTGTTCTTCAATGAACTAGTACGCGAAATGGCAAATGCTTATGCATTAGCTACTGACAAAGCAGCAGTTGCAGCTTTGACATCAGGTGGAACACAAGCAGCAGGCGTTGCAGCAACAGCAGCAGGATTACAATCCTTCGTTGCAGTTGAATCAGCAGCATGCTACAAGAACTCAGGTTCTTTTGCTCGTAACTTAATTGCATCTCCAGACCAATGGGCTGCAATCATGGGTTACACCGATGACAACAAGCGTCCTTTGTACATTGCAGCAAATCCTGCAAATAACTCAGGTGCAGTTTCACAACAATCTATTCGTGGAAACGTATTAGGTCTTGACCTATATGTTGACCATGGAATTGTTACTTCAGGCGTAATTGATGAATCAGCATTCATTGTTGCTCCAGAAGCAGCAACTGTTTACGAAGCACCAACTCGTCAAATTCAAGTAACACGCACAACCGATGGAATGGTTGAGCTAATGCTTTACGGCTACTTGGCAATT